ATGTTATGTCTGGCAGCAGCTCTATGCTTCATGCCGGCTTCTGTAGTGGCACAAAGCAATGCTGCGGCCAAGAACGATACGGTTAAGTTTACCGTTGTTAAGGAAAATCCGATTACCAGTATCAAAGATCAGAATCAAAGCGGTACTTGCTGGGCTTTTTCTTCTCTTGGTTTTCTTGAAGCTGAATTGTTGCGTATGGGTAAGGGAAATCATGACCTTAGCGAGTCATTCCTTGTTTACCATACCTATATGGATCGTGCCGACAAAGCTGTGCGTACGCACGGTGATGCCAGTTTCTCACAGGGCGGTTCTTTCTATGATGCCGTCTATTGCTTGAAACACTATGGTATCGTACCTCAAGACGCTATGCCTACGAAAGGCCATCTCTATGGTGATTCACTTTATAATTTTAATCAGCTTGATGCCGTAACTTCTGCTTATGTCGGCGCCATTGCCAAGGGAAAACTCAAGAAAATTTCTCTCACTTGGAAGGATGATCTTTCAAATATCTACAAAAACTATTTCGGCGAACTGCCTGCATCTTTTCAGGTGAACGGTAAAACTTTCACGCCCCAGAGCTATGTAAAGGAACTTGGCATCAATCCTGATGATTATGTATCGTTGACCAGCTACACACATCATCCTTTCTATTCGAAATTTATTCTCGAAATTCAGGATAACTGGCGTTGGGCTGAGAGTTACAATCTGCCGCTTGACGAATTTATGGAAGTGTGTGAAACTGCAGTGAAGAAGGGTTACACCTTTGCTTGGGGTGCGGACGTGAGCGAAAAAGGTTTCGGCCGTGACGGTATAGCCAAAGTTCCAGCTAATATGAAGAATACCGACATGACCGGATCTGACGCCGCACGTTGGACTGGGACAAATGAGCGTAACGGTGCTGTCATCAAAACTAATGATGATGAACTTGCCATTACTCAGGAACTCCGTCAGATAGGCTATGATAATTGGGAAACTACCGATGATCATGGTATGGTCATCTACGGTATAGCTAAAGATGACAAAGGTAACGAATATTTTATGGTCAAGAACTCTTGGGGCAATTACGGTAAATACAATGGTATGTTCTATGCCTCCAAAGCCTATGTGGCTTATAAAACGATGAATATTCTTATTCATAAGGACGCTGTTCCTTCCAAAATTGCCAAAAAACTCGGTCTTAAGTAATAGACGGATATAATTGGTGATATTGGCCGGTAATTGATTTGAAAGCGTCAATATATAAAACATTACAGTCGCGGATATTCTAAACATCCGCGACTGTAATGTTTTAACTATCCCACCATGTACGTGTTCTGATCAATGAAATAATAGTCTCATACTAGGTATTTGCCTATTGAGGAAACAGTAATAATTCATTACCAATGGTTTTATTTGAGTTTAAAAGCAGGAAGGGAGGTGCTTAATTTGTTTTTCAGATGTGGGAAATGTAATAATATCTTTATTACTAAATAGTAATTGGTTTTCATTATTAATGGTTGTTGTTCGTTTTTTTCATTACTTTTTTCGTCTTATGTAAAAAAAGATCTCAAAAATATTGTCTATATAAAAATAAAGTCTTAAATTTGCACTCCGTAAGGCCAAATCATTAGGAGAGATGGTAGAGTGGTCGATTACAGCAGTCTTGAAAACTGCCGTGCTGAGAGGCACCGGGGGTTCGAATCCCTCTCTCTCCGCAATAAACCTTGAAAATCAAGGATTTGCAAAATTGGTACACGAATTTGTACACGAAAGCCCCATTTTTGGGGCTTTTTTCATGTCCTTTTTAGAGTGATAACTCCGATAACAAAGAAGCCCGGCACAAACCGGGCTTCAACATTGTTCCACAACGTGAATTGTGGCTTTCGCAACAATGTGGATGCAAAGATACTGCATTTTTTAGAAAATCCGCCTTAATCCGGCAAGAATCTTTTTAATCCAATTCAATATCGGCACACGTTTCAAGTATAACAACACCGCTACAAATAGCAATGAAACATAAAAGGCATATCGCCATCGGTTTGGGTCGGGCGCGGGTGATTCCTTAATTTGGATGTTGGAATTTTCACGAATTGCATTTGCTTCGCTTTTGCATTGCTCTTGCTTTTCGTTTTCGCTGCTTTCGCCTTTTTCTTCAACATTCGATTCTATCACCGTTTGTCTTATAGACTTGACCCCGGAAAACTCCCCGACATTATCCACCTTGGCTTTTGTCGTTGGCGGGGAAACCGGGGAAACATCAGGCTTTCGCCTTGGCGTGTCAAGCGGAACGGGGTGTTCAAACTCAATTTCCGTGATTGTGATTTTCCCATGTTCCGACCGGGTTGTGTCTATAAACTTGGACAACTCCTTTTTTTCAACCTCTTGCACCGCCATACTATCAGCGTATGAAGTTTGCTTTGTTTCTTGAACCTTGCGTGTTGTTCCGCAAGATACAAGCAAGGCAAAAACGGCGACAATTGCGATAACTCTTTTCATGCTATATGTTTTTAATGTCCGCAAGACGGCGCAACCAACCATTCAAGAACCGCTTGTTGGTGTGCTTCATCAATTCTTTTTCGGTTGCCTTGCGCCCAATTCTCTTTTCATAGGCGGCAATACTTGACGTGGTTATGTCTTTAAGGAACTTGACACGTGCGTTGTATATCACATTAAACAATTGGTCAGGGTCGGCAAAGTTCACCGCCGCCAAAGTCTTATTTCCAACAATACCGTCCGGGGTTACACCCAAAAGCCGTTGGGGAATGACAATGCCGTGTTTTCCTGAACCCCAAACCCAATCAACAAGAATGTTTGCGATTTTCTGTGATTGGATATTGTCAGCTTTCCACCTGTCCCAAAACGCGGGTTTCAACACTCGATTGCGGACATCATCATTGGTTATCAATTTAAGGTCAGCAACATCAACATCACCGTCCCCGTCCTTGTCATATCCGCATCGCTTCCACGTTGCGATTGTTACACCTTTGTTCGTTGCGCCGCCCGCATCTGCCGGGTCATTCGCAAATCCGCCCTCCCATTTCAGGATAAACGGCAATAATTTATCGACATCTGCCATCTTCTTTTAGTTTTTATATTCGGGCAAAAGATATTGGATATTCATTGCAACTTCGTGAAGCACGGAACGAACTTCATCTTCGTTCACTTCCACATCGTGCGTAAACTCGCAGAATACAGAACCAACCCAATCATGGTTGTTGTCGCTCAATCTCTTTATTGCGACCTTGTTTGTTCCACAAGCCGAAAGAAGCGATTTGGCGAATCGGTCTTTTACTTGTTCATCAATGTTATCAAAGAACATATAGAGGTTCTTTGCCATGTCCGAACAAAAAACCGCCACTTCCGACATCTTCAAATCCTGAATCTTGGGTTTCATGGATTCAACCCCCTTGCGCTTGGATTCAAAGTAAATGCTTATCATTGATTCATTGCCAAGTGGGTGTGGCTGCACGATATAGACCCTATCAGCGTGTAACTCGTGCAAGGCTTCCCAAAGTTCACCATGCACGATTGCGGAATTGTCCGCCCGCCGCCTTTGTTTCACTTCGTTGTTTGTGCGTATCTGTTCAATCTTTAAGTCCGTCATTTTGTCCTTTGTCTTTTGATTGTACGCAAACCACGCAACAAGGATTGTCCCTATTGCGCTAATGATAGCCGGGATATATTCCATCATTTCCATGTTTAAGTGAATTGAAAACACTTTCCGACTTTGACAATCGTTGTGTCTATTGGATAAACACTCAACAAGGGTTCGCCCCGTTCCTGCCGTGCTTTGTTCAATGCGGGCATTTGGTTTTCCGCTTTCTGAATTGCGGAAATCAGAATGTCCGACCCGGTAAAGCAAGAACGCCTTTCACCGATTGCAACACCGCTTGCATCCTTTTGGTAATAATCGCCGGATTGGTCGGGTGTCGTGTTGAAAGTTGCAAGAACCACTTGCATTTGCATTCGTAAGCCGGATGAATTTTTACCCGGATATTTTGTTGGCTGAATGATTGTCTTTTCAATCAAGATACGGCGATTGAACAATTCTTCCATGTCAATGCCCTTGCCAATTATTACATCGGCTTCCACTCCAAGTTAACAAAATCTTGCCATTGCCTTTTTCTGTGTTTTTAGTTTGATAAATCAGTTTTCAACATCACATCCAAATCTTCGGTAAACTGCAAGTATTCCTTGTAATAGGCAACTGCCTTGTCATTGGGTGCAATACCCAACACGTGCTTGTTGTAGCTGTTCACAAGGTCAAATTCTGCCGTTTCATCAATGACTGAACGGATAATTGCCTTTTTTAAGTTGGATTTTGTCGGCTTGCTCCAAATGCGGATTTCGCAACACTTCCATCCAATTTGAACTTCCGATTCTTCACCGTCAGGAATACCCATTTCGGGTTCAATGTTGAATCGGTAAATACTTGACCCGTCATTGTCATGTTCCAACACGGCGGGTTTACCATGCACCATGTCATAATGTGCATTTGCTTCGATTAAATTTAATTTCATAAGGGAATGAATTTTGAATTTTGAAGTCTTGAAAGTGCCATTTTTCAAACTCTCATGCAAGGCAAGCAAATTGGCATCCCGGTTCTTGTCGTGAACCTTAACACCATACGAATGCAACTTCCCCTTTCGTGCCTTTTCATCTGCAAGGCGCAAATTTTCAAGGGAAATCACCTTATCGAATATGTTGCCAACTCTTTTCATTGCATCAAGTTTGCTTGTATATTAGGATTCTTCGGGTTGCCCCTACCAAAACCGTTTTACTTATTCTATTTTTTGCCGTTGGATTTCTCCAACTCATTCAACCCCGGTTGGGTCGTTTTTGTGGCAAGGTTTCCGATATGCAACTATATTTTTACAAGCATAGCTGAGAACCGATATTCGCATTCGCATTCGTAGCCGTATTATTCGTATTCGCATACACGAACCCTGCATTCGCACCATTATTCGCATTACCGCTGAACAAAACGCCACGACATCGGACAACCTTTTATTTTATTTCTTTCAAGACATCAAGCCACCATTTTACGCTGCTTCGATTTGTTCGATTTGAGGATAAAAGCAAAGCCGAGAACCGAAAGACGCATTCGCACGCGCAGCCGTATAATACGTATTCGCAGACACGAACCCCGCATCCGCATTGGAATATACAAACCACGGAAACCATTTCGTTTGATTTTGGTTTGAGAAATCCGGGGTGAAATTATCTTCCTTGTTCCATGCCTGTGCAATGGTGAACAACTCATTCAGGGCGACAAGGGCTTTCATGTGCTTGGGGTTTATGTCGTTCACCAATCGGGCGACATCTTCAAGTTTCACACTATTGTCGGAAAAAATCTTCTTTGATACGGTGAAGTCGGCATTTGGCTTGCCATTAAGATGCTTCCGGGCTTTTTCAAAGTCGGTGATACACTCGTTTACTTCCTTGATTTCGACTTCTTCAAGGGAGAAATCAAACGGGGTCAGATAATCTTCATCTTCCGAATCCAAATCTTCATTGTGATTCTCGATAAAGTCCATCATTTCGTCCGCAGCTTCATTCTTTGAATCGAACTTGCCGCAAATCTCTTGCGTTTTCTTGTTTGTGATTAAAAACTTTTTCATGTCTTTTTGAATTAAAAGGGTGATTTGTTGAAATTTAATGTCATTCCACTTTCCGCAATGTGGATGGTCTTACCTGTCTCTTCCATGATTCCTTGCCGGAACTCACTTGCATTTGAATTGCCATCGGAAAGGTGTATCAACACAATGTTGTTCACCCCCGACAAGTCATTTGCAAGCAATGTCCCCTTGCAAGTTTCATATTCCATGTGGGATTTCATGGTTCGCGCCCTCAATGCACTTGGCAATCTGCCGGATTCAACATTGGCATCCAAAATGTCTTGTCTGAAATTACATTCAATCAAGATATTGTTCAATCCTGCAAACGTATAGTGCAAATAATGCGTATCAGTCGCAAACAAGACCATTCCACATTCCGGGTGATATATCAGGAATCCGAAAGGTTCGGCGGCATCATGTATGGTGTCGAATGCTTGAACCCTGAAATTGCCGATTTCGACAATGCACCCGGCTTCCATCATAAGCGGTGACAAATAGGGTCTTTTGAACTTCTTTATCACTTCATGCAATGTTCCCGTGGACATATACACGGGGATTTGCGCCTGAATGAAGTTTTCAACGTGTTTGGCGTGGTCGCCATGTTCGTGTGATACAATCGCCCCTTTGATGCGTGAAACATCGAAATTGACCGCCTTTTGCACTTCTTTGAATGAAATGCCACATTCTATTGCCAAGGCTTCCTTGCCATTGTCAAGCAAGTAACAATTGCCCTTTGAGGATGAACCCAATACTTTAAGCTGCATAACCTTTCGGATTTAGGGTTTAGAAACCGGGTGAATTTTGCGGTTCTTCCGTTTTCGGTGCTTCTTCCGTTGGAATCTCGCTCTTGATTTCCCCGGTTTGGGCATCAACAACCGTTTTTGTTGTTTTGTCTTTACCATCTGCCAAGTCCATGCTTATTTGTTCCTTGTTAGCATTGTTCTTGCGTTCTTCTTCCGGGGTGTCCTTGATTTCTTGATACTCGACATCCTGAATGTCTTGGTATTCCTCAATGGTTTTCATACCCATTGAAAGTTCCGGCGCATAAGCACTTGTCCAAAATGATGCGGCACGATACATTAGCATTTGCCGTGTCATTGTCTGCCATTTTGAACCGTTCTTTGTGAACCAACCCTCTTGGATGGCAAGACGGACGGAAACGGGCGAACTTTCCAACATCTTGTCCGAACCCTTGGCGGTCGTGAATGCGACACATTCAATGTCCATCACCTTTTTGCCGTCAAATTGCTTGGTTACGGCACGTTTGGAACGTGTTGCATTGTCCCAAACATAATCCGTGTAATCCACCATCCCCAACATACCCTTTTCGATAAATCTGTATTGTAAGGGATTGAAACGCCCGCAAGTGTTCACGGTTGCGACAAGGAATTTGGACGACCAAGACGGTTTGCCATAGATGGGAACCATGTTTTGCATCACCATCAAAGGACTTGCGCCGATACGTTGTGCAATCTCAATAGCAATCATGCAATTTGCCATTGCTTTTTCAATCGGATTTTTCTCTGAAACCTTATACATTTCTGGCACAAGTTCGGATGAAGCAAACAACTTGCACACACGTTGCATTGTGTCAAACTGCACCGGGTCAAAGAAGTTGAACCCTACTTGGGTGGGTTGTGAAACAACCACCGCATTGTTGTTTTTTGGCTGTAATTCGTTCATTGTCTTATGATTTAATTGTTAGATTTATGGTTGTCAAATCCCCCCCCCAATTTATCCATCAGGGTTTTAATTGAAGCAAGTTTCAGACCCTCAACAACAAGTTCCCTTGTTTGCTCCTGTGTGGCAAGTCCCGCAATTGCCCGGACTATTTGCCCTTGATTGCCCATGATTGCGATTTCTTGGGCGGTGGTGTTGGAATCTTCCGGGGTTTCGGTGGCTAATATCACCAAACCGCGCTTTGTCTTGTTTTCACTTGTCATTTCTGACATTGATGTTGCAAACTCTTCCACCTTGGAAATGAATGCACTTTTCTTGTTTTCTTCCATTGTTACGAAATTTTATTGAATTGTTAATTTGTTGTCTTTGGTGACAACAAGGTTTATAATCTGACTTTCCGTTGGGATTATCTCATTGACACTTTCGCGACCGTCAATGAATATCGGGGCACAAATGCCATAATGTCGGCAAAGGGTGTTGATAATATCCAACCCGGCATTGACTTGTCCGGCGGTGTTGGCACTGCCATAAGGCACACCATCAACAAGCGGAACGCACGTTTCAACGGCATTGCCATCAAAGGTGTAATCATACAACTTGAATGAAACGAACTTGAACATGGCATTGATGCGTTTTTCGCATTCGTCAATCTTGGTCTTGGTGAATTGCTCAATGGTGTATTCTTCACGCTCGACATCGGCGATTTGTTGTGCCAACTTCTTGCCGTTTTCTTCAAGCTGTGATATTTCCTTTTCACAACGTGAAATGGCATCACGTTTTGCAAGTCTTGCTTTCAGCTCATCGCGCGAAGCGTTCCACGTTGCCTTTTGGCTCTGCAAATCCTTTGTGTCAATCCCGGTGTTGTCGGTTGAAACGGTGGCTTCAATGTCGGCGATTTCCTTTTGCTTGGCAACCCATTCGGGGATGTTTTCAGGCACAACGGCGGCAACATCAACAACGGGGATTCCGGCAAAAGATGCTTCCAAGATTTCAATCTCTTTGGTCAAAGATTCGCTTTGCTTCTTGGATTCCTCGATTGATTCCTTGATGCTCTCAACCCTTGCTTCCTTTTCGGCGATTCTTGCGCCAAGATTCTTGCCCTTTTCGGTGATTTCATTGCATTTGTCAGCTTGTGCCCTGTTGAACACTTCACGGGCTTGCGAAAGCATGGATTCGGGCAATTCTTGTCCGCAATGCGGGCATATTGTACCACCGTCATATTTCTTGCCGTTTTCCTTGTACCATTCATTGCGGATGGTGTCTTGTTCTTCTTTGAGTTTGTCAATATCCCGGTGGATGCGTGCGACCTCAACTTGCCCGTTGGTTATATCCTTTTTCACGGAATCAAGTTCACGTTTCTTGTCCTTGATGCTGCTTTCCAATTCCCGGCGTTTGCTATTGGCTTCAAAGGCGGCATTTTGCGCTTGTTCCTTTGCCTTGAAAATGATTTGTTGGCATTCTGACTTCAACGTATTTATTTGCTTCTGCTTTGCTTGCTCCTTGTCATACTGCTTGCGTATGGCGGCAGTAACATCGGCAATTGCCTTGTCAATGTCGGCAATCTCCCTGTCTGCACGTTCAATTTCCATTTCTATTGCATGGAAATCTTCATTTTCCGGCATCATCTTGTGGGTTTGGTCAATGCGCGGTTGGTTTTGGTCAAGTTCACCTTTCAAACGCTTCTTTTTAGCCGCGATTTCGGCTTTGAAGTCTGCGAATGATTTGCCGCTTATCTTATCAAGCAAAAGGGCAAATTCGGGCTTTTGTGAAGCAATTTCGGCATCTGTGATTGTTCCGGCAAGCTGAAACAATTGTTCGCGCTGCAACTTCCAATCCATATTCACAAAGAAAGCCGGGTTGGTAATCATCTTGAATACGGATGAATCAATGATTGCTTCAATGCGCTTGGTGTATTCGCCCACCTTGACCGGGGTTTCATTCCACCAACATTCCGTGTGATTTCCCTTGAACACTCGCTCAACTTGTCCACGCGGTTTTACCCAATCTTCAACAAAAGCACGTTTCAGGGTGATTTCCTCACCATCAACGACAATTACACCTGACACACTGCATTCCACGTTGTGAAGCTCTTGCCCGTTAATGCGTGTCTTTACTTCGTAATCCTTGCGGTCTTTGGTGTCTTTGCCAAACAACAACCAAATGAATGCGTCAAAATGTCTTGACTTGCCAAGACCATTGCCGCCGGAAATGGTTGTAACATCGGCATTGAAATTCGTTGTCCGCTCCTTTTCACCCTTGAAGTTTACAAAGGTCAAGGACTTTAATGTTACTTGTTTCATTGTTGCGATATTTATTTGTTATTAAATAGTTCCAAAGCCAATTCAACATCAACCACAATTATACGCCCATGTTGGGTAATAGCCCGGTCAATGCGCCCACTTCGTTTGATGCGGTTTGCCGTTGTCATGCTACAATTGAAAATTTGAGCAATCCCGGCAATGCCATACACCTTGCGATGTTCCTTGACTTCTTGGGGGGCTTGTTTCGGTGCTTCTTTCGCACTTTCCAACAATTCCATCAGTTGCCCAACCGTTAGGTCGATAATTCTTGTTTGTGGGTCAATGTTTATCATTCTTCATCTTCCTTGAAATAATCGGGGATTGGTATTTTCTTTAAGAAATGTGCGGATAATGCAAGGCTTGCCACCTCCAAGAATAAAAACCACAAGGGGGCATCCTCCGTACTGCACAAAAGGCAAAGCGATATTGAGAACCACCAAACCACGGCTTTTTGTTTGATTGTTAAGCCTTTCAAGACAAAGGCATTTTTTAATTCATTCATTGTTGCGAAATTTTGATGTTAAACGAATGGTGAAAAATCCCCATCAGCCTTTCGGCGACCACGTACACGGCAAATCCTTGTCGTTGTTGTCCGGGCATTACGTGCCATAATCACGTTGTCATTTGACCACATTTGAGGTATCAGAATACCCAAAAGGAACAATGCAAACACTTTTCTTTTGAATGGTGAAAGTTCAAATGATATGTGAAATGTCATGCAAAACCACCACGCGGACAATTCATTTACCTTGGTGCATCTTGTTTTCTCAAAGATGTTCCGGGCATGATTTTCAACCGTTCTTTCCGAAATATAAAGGCGGTTTGCTATATCCTTTTTAGTTGCGCCCCATGCGAATAATTCCGCAATTTCGGATTCGCGTTTGGTGAGTTTTACGGCATCTTCTATCATTCTGCAATCCCCCAAACATCAGTGATTCCAAATTCCGAAAAGACTTCTTCCACCGCCTTTGCTTCCGAAACTTTTGGTTCAACCTTTCCTTTCATGCGGATAAGGAATGCCGCCCGCGTTGTCACATTCAATGCCGCCATCAGCTTTTCGCGGCACGTTGGTATGTCGCCATTACGAACTTGCGACCACCCTTTTGAAAATGAAAATTGTTCTTTGCTCATTACTCTTTTATTTTTAATTATTGTAAAATTGCGGCACAATTTTTCGTCATGTCGCAAATTTGACGTAAATTTGCTATTTGTTTCAACGAAACTTTGCTTTACCTTTGCATTGTTTTCGTTTACGTTTGCAAAGATACGGCATATTGTGCGAAAAACCAAATTTTTATCACACAATTTTGCGTATTAAATTTGCGTGTATAACATAACTAATTGAATATGAATGAATTTGATATTAAAAAAATTCGTGAGCAATTGAATGTTTCGCAAGAAAAACTTGCGGAAATGCTTGGAGTACACCCAAGAACCGTTCAAAATTGGGAATCAGGTACAACAATACCGAAAGCAAAACACGCAACATTGCGTGATTTGATGCTAAAACAACATCAGTATGCCGGGGGTGCTGAACAAAGCAATGTCAATGGCGACAATATCAACGGCAACAATGTGACGGTAAACAACAAGCCTGACACCGCAAGATTGTTGGATTTGCTTGCAAGCAAGGAACAATCACTTGCCAAGGCACAAGAACACATTGATAAATTATTGGTGATAATTGAACGACTAACAAAATAAAGATATGGACACAATACAAATCAAGGTGAATGACTATTACGGCAACCCATCTTATTATTCGGTTATGCCGGAATCCATCTTTGATGCACTTGAACTTGCATCATTAAAAGGTGAAGAACTTGCCACCGTTGAAAGGGCGGCATTTGATAAAATGATTGTTGAATACGACAAAAAGATGAAGCCATGA